TAAAATGAAGCATTTAGTTCCTTCATTTTTAGAATTTGGAGAAGACTTCATGTCTGGAGTTAAGCAAATTACTGGAGAGGTAGTTTGTCCAAAAGAGTTGCCCAACGCTAGAAATTATGCGTCTGGAGCATTAAATCTTAAAGATGTAGCTGAATTTAAAAGAAGAAATCTTACTTTTATAGTGCATTCTATAAGACCTTATATTGGAATAGCTTGGACAGAGGACATGAAGTTCTTAGATAACTGGTTTAATACCGCTACAATGGGTAATTATGATGAACATTTACAAGATGGAATAGTTTTTAGAGTAGATAATTATCTTGCTTACGAAAACTTAGGCTGGACAAGCCACCACCCTAGAGGAGCATATGCTCTTAAAAAGAGGGGACGATCTGTAGTAACAAAATTACTTGATGTAGAGTGGAATGTAGGGAAAAGTGGAGTCATTGCTCCAACCGCCCTACTTGAACCTATTGATATAGATGGTGCAACCATTTCTAGAGCTACCTTACATAATAAAGGTTTTATAGAAGAAATGGGATTAGAAATTGGTTGTGATGTAGAACTTATTAGAAGTGGAGAAATAATTCCACGAATAATACAACGAGTAGACTAATGTTATTATATTTAGAAGAACAACTACATAACGCATACTTGGTATTTATAACTAAAGTACCACTAGGAGAGAAAGTGCCTAATGTAGAGGAGTTTAGATGTGCAGTAGAATTAGATGAGGACTGGTTTGAAGACTTACTAATAGAGTATGAAAGAAACAAAGCAACATACACGCGACATTAAAGGAATAGAAAAAAGATGGAAGATCCAACGCAAGCAATCCATGCAGCTCTTTACCGAGCTGTTGAAAACGAAAAACGAAAAGCAGAAATCAATAGAAAAGTAAGCATTATTGCTTGGCTTTTACCTAGATTTCGCAAAGGTATCTCAGACCCTAAGAACTATGAGGAACTCATAGGCAAGGTCGATGAATAAGAGCAAATGGTATAAATTAAAACACCCCACTTTTACTATTGATTGGTATGTAAAGTGGTTGGCTTCTTTATTTATCATAGCGGCTATGATGATACGAACTACACAGCAATATCCTATTTGGGATATGTGGTTATCTTTAACAGGTTGTCTAGGCTGGTTAGTAGTATCGGTAATATGGAGAGATAGAGCTTTAATTGTGCTTAATGTTATAGCTTCCTTTATACTAGCCTCAGGATTACTAAATCATTTTCTAACATGACAGGAGTATATAACGAAACATATTTTAGCACTCGTCCCGAAGAAAGGGAACGAGAAGGTGTTTTATACGGCGTTGTATTAGTTAATAAAAAGACCTTTGAACGAGAATGTATTAAGGTAGGTATTGCCGCTGGAAAAGACTGGCGTCATGTCGTTAAGCGTTCTTATGGTTTTAAAGGCTATGATTTAAGAATACAACGAACTTGGACAAGCACTCTTTATAGAGTGTGGGAAGTAGAGCAATCGCTTCATAAAGAGTATGAAAACGATAGGTTTCAGCCTAGTCATAAATTTGGTGGACACACAGAGTGTTTTAATATAAACAGTAAAATTTTGGAGACATTCCCGAAGAAAAATGAAAGTTAGTGTAGAAAAAACACCTAGCCAAAAAGTATCACAGTATGCAATTAATACTGCAGCAACTGTTTCTATTACTCATTTGGCAGGACATGACTTTAGTCAAGTAGTAAATGCAGCAATTGAAGTAAATGATCGTGCTGGTAAAGCAAAAGCAATGCCTCATATAGCTGCTAGGAATTTAGGTTCTGAAGCTGGGCTGCATATAGCACTCGATAGAGCTAAAGAAGCGGGCATTGATAAAGTTTTAGTTATTGGAGGAAATGAACAAAAAGGAAGAGCATTTCAAGGAGTAGATGAAGTATATAGTGCAATTTCTAGATATGGTTTTGATATGTATTGTGGTGTTTATCCACAAGAAGAATCCTTCTACCATGCTTGTTCCACTAAGTATACAAAATTCTTAAAAGGTATAACTCAACTATGTTTTAATACTAAGATGTTAAACGCATGGCACGGTAAAACAATCATTGGAGTACCAACAAACTGCTCCACTGAAGGCTTACTAAAGTATATGAAAATATGTGGATTACTAATAAGTTTTAAACATATAGTAGGAAATCTAGAAGGAATACAATATCTTAATATGAAGGGATTTAATACAAGTAAGTTTATTAGTCGTTTAAATCACGAACAAGTACACTTATATAACTTTGGTAGATTAGACCAAACTTTAATGGAACTAGAAGTATGAGGTATTTAGGATTTAGTGAAGGTTTTCATGACGCTGCAGTTGCTATAGTGGATCGCAATGTTTTTAGTAATAACATTGTATTCGCAGCTCATGCTGAAAGATACACAGGCATTAAGAACGATCCAAAACTTCCAAAAGAACTTAGAGACATGGAACATGACCAGTCTATATTCTATGAAGATATAAGGTTAAAAAACATTAGAAGGGAACGTGCGGGACAAAGACCACAAGCTACACCTTATAGCACTTTTCATGTTAAACATCATCAATCTCATGCAGCAGCAGGATACTATACTGCTCCTTTTGATAAAGAAGATACAGTATGTGTAGTAGTAGACGCTATAGGAGAATTAACAACTACAAGCATTTGGACTCATAATGGAGTTGAATTATCTTGTAAGTGGTATGAAGAATATCCGTGGTCGTTAGGTCTATTTTATAGTGCTATAACGAAGCGTATTGGATTAAAGCCAAATGAAGATGAGTTCATCACTATGGGCATGGCAGCGTATGGGGAACCAATAGTAGATATGTCATGGTGTTTTGCTCCTGATAGTAATTGGCATAGAGGATTCTTAATGCAAGACTTTAAAGGGCATCATATTTATGATATCGCTGCAAGTGCCCAGTATTATTTACAAGATGAACTTATAAAGCTAATGGGACGAGCCTTTCTTCACGGAAAGAAATTAATTTATGGAGGAGGGGTTGCATTAAATTGTGTTGCTAATACAGAAGTAGCGAAACAATTTGATGATATTTGGATATTTCCTAACCCAGGCGACGCAGGAAGTAGTTTAGGCGCAGTAGCAGCTCATATGAACGAAGATATAAGCTGGCGAGACTGTTATTTAGGATATAATATAAGTAGAAAAGTAAATCCAAAAGAAGTGGTAGCCTACTTATTAAAAAATAAAATATGTGGAGTAGCAAATGGAAAAGCAGAATTTGGACCTCGAGCCTTGGGCAATAGGTCTTTACTTGGTGATTGCCGTTATAATATTAAACGGAAAGTTAATCGCATTAAAAGAAGGCAGAAGTTTCGACCCTTTGCCCCCGCAATTCTTGAGGAGTTCGCAGATGAATATTTTGACGGATACAAAAACGAATACATGCAGTTTGTCTCACAAGCAAAACACAACTGCAAAGCAGTCACGCATGTGGATGGTAGCGCAAGAGTTCAGGTCGTAAAGAAAAATTGTAGGTCAGTTTTAAGAGCTATACTAGAAGAATGGTATGAGCAAACTAGATGTCCTATGCTATTAAATACAAGTTTAAATATTAAAGGACACCCTATGGTAAATACCGAAAGAGATGCCCTAAGATTTGAAAAAGAATATGGAGTTAAAGTATTTTGATTTATTTTAATGGTTGCAGTTTTGTTAAAGGATTTGAAATGGACGACAATAAAATAAATTGTTTTCCTGCTTTGATTGCACAGAAATTAAATACTGGTTTTTATAATCATGCAAAAGTGGGGGGTAGTAATGAGAGGATTCAAAGAACTACACAAAACTATATACTGATGGATAAGAAACCAGAAACATTTAATAAAGGAGGTTATCTTATGGAGTTAGAACATAAGTGCAAAACTGACCTAGCTATTATAATGTGGACTGGAATGAATAGATTAGAAACAATGGAAGGAACAAGATGGAGAACTGCTAATTGGAAAACCTTTAAACTAGATGTACCTAATGACTATTTACCTACACAAGACTCAAATCTTACAGAAGAAAATGCTAAAGATCCAAAGTATTATTTATACTTAAATGGATATGTAAAAACTTTAAGTGCTAGATATAATTTAAAGAGATCAATAACTGGTATGTTAGCGACTAAGTATTTTTTAGAAGCGCTAAACATTCCTTATTTATTCTATAGTTTTTCTTCAAAGCACTTTACTCCACTACTCCATCTCTTAGATGAAGAATATAGTGAATATACGAATATAGGTTGGTCGTCGTATGAGATGAGTAAGAAAGAAGTATTAAGAGAACTTCCTTTTTTAAAACAAGATGGATTTCTTGAGATAACAAAAAAGGCAAAACTACCACTAGGAAGAAAAGACCACCCATTAGAAGAAGCCCATATTAATATGGCAGATATTATACTAGGAGATATAAAAAGACATGGCTATGATAAAACGATTAATTAAGAAAGTGAAAGCAAAATATTACGAGTTCAAAATCTGGCTTACATATCAACCAGATACCTATGTTTATGAAGACGAAACAAAAATTAAACCTCAAAAATAGGTCACATTCAAAAAATATTTCTTGACAAGAGGTCAAATTTTTAGTATAATAATACTATAAATTGGAAATAGAAGCAAACGATGAAACAAATAGAAATTCCGACACATTGTCCTAATTGCGACAGTCCTGTAGAGGAGGTGAACGATCTTTTATATTGTAGAAACCCAAACTGCACAGCACAATGGGATAAAAAATTAAAACACTTTGCTTCTACTCTCAAGATTAAAGGTCTCGGAGTGGCAACTATTGCCAAACTAGACCTTTTTGATTATCCAGAACTATATCAGCTCTCGGTAGCGGAAATTACGGAAAGGCTAGGTTCAGAAAAGTTAGCAACTAAACTGTATGATGAAATACAGAGGTCAGCAAAAGTAGACTTACAAACTCTGATACCAGCTTTCTCTATACCGCTTTTCGGTCGGTCAGCTTCTCAAAAGTTATGCGAAAAAATATCTCATATCGAAAAGATAACCGAAGCAAGTTGTACTGAAGCGGGTATCGGACCAAAGGCTACTTCCAATTTATTGAAATGGCTTGATTTGGAATTCTATCCAAATCATTATATAAGCAACCTACCTTTTAGTTTCAAATCTAAAAGAGTAGTAAAACGCAATGTTATTGGTGTTGTTTGTATAAGTGGCAAACTCAAGAGTTTCCGCACAAAAGCCGAGGCGCAAGAAGTTCTGGAAAAACACGGCTTTGCCGTAAAACCTAGCCTGACCAAAGACTGCACTCATCTAATAAATGAGAGTGGAATTGAGTCAGCCAAAACGAAGACTGCTCGGGAACGAGGAGTCACTATAATAAACAATATAACAACATTAATTTAGAGGAAAATAGAATGGCATTACCAAAATGGACAGACGAAAGAACCCAACAACTAACAGACTTTGTTGGCAGTGAAAGCCCAGTTTCTCAAGCTACTGTTGCTGATGCTGCTGAAGAATTAGAAACTTCAGTTAGATCAGTATCTAGTAAACTTAGAAAAATGGGATTTGACGTAGAGCTAGCTTCCAGCTCAAACACTAAAACTTTTAGTGACGAACAAGAAGCAACTTTAAGAAACTTTGTAACCGACAATAGTCAAGGTTACACTTATGCAGAAATAGCATCTTCATTCGAAGGTGGACACTTTACTGCTAAGTCTATACAAGGAAAAATCCTTTCTATGCAACTTACCGAGCATGTAAAACCAGCTCCTAAGGTCGAAAGTGTTAAAACTTATTCAGATGATGAAGAAGTTACATTTATCGGCATGGTTAATGATAACGCATTTATTGAAGAAATCGCAGCTGCTTTAGACAGAAGCGTAAATTCTATCAGAGGAAAAGCATTATCTTTACTAAGGGCAGGTTCCATCAATGCAATACCTAAGCAAAAAGAAACTAAAGGTTCTGGAAAAGCAGATCCTTTAGCAGGTGTGGAAATTGATAACTTAACTGTAGAAGAAATTGCTGATGAAATCGGCAAAACAGTTAGAGGTGTCAAAACTATGCTTACTAGACGTGGCTTAGTTTGCGTTGACTACGACGGAAGTGCTAGAAAAGAAAGAGTTCAGTAAGTAACTTTTCATTGTACAGTAGGGTTCGTATCGGAATTTTCCGATTATTACGAACCCTGCTGATTCTTGGGAGAGATGATGGCGATAGAAAGTGCATTACTGAAACAAATCGTTGAACATGGTGATTTTGACACATGGAACGATCTTAAACAACACTATCTTCCACAAGGCGAATACCAAAAGCTCTGGAAGGTTGTGGATAAACACGTCCATAAATACCATGAGCTACCATCATTTGAGGATCTCAAGTCTGAGATTCGATCCCGTGAACTACAAGAAAAGATATATGCGATAGAATCCGTAGATACGGACGTGCCCGCGTATAAATTACTAGAGTATCTTAAAGATCAGTTTACTCAAGCAGAGATACTAGAAAGAATAGAGGAGTATATAGACGAACATATTACTATTGCAGATGCAGGAGAAAATATTGATTACATGCAAAAAATAGTAGTAGATGTTCAAGATAGAGTAGAGACTGCAACTGATAACGAGAGTATGGAATCAGTTGAGTTATTCGACTCAGAAGAAGATTTAGCAAAATATTTACCCCTTGGACTTAACAATGATTATGACAAGGATAATAATTTCTCTCCCAAAGACTTGGTCATTGTGGGAGGCGGAAGTGGTAAAGGTAAATCATTCACTTGTTGTAATATAGCAGATTCAGTCTATAATAGAGGAAGATCTGTATTATATTTTACAATAGAAATGGATTCTCGTAGTATTCTACAGAGATTAGCCGCAGTAGCTACAGGAGTTCCCTTGAAACGACTTCATGCAAGAAATTTAGTCGATTTTGAATGGGAAGCAGTAGCTGGTTGGTGGGCTAACCGTTTCGAAAATGGAGATGAACCTTTAGAGACCTTCAAAAAAGAAAGAGATTTTGATAAGTTCACTTATGAACTTCAAAGAAATCCTTTAAAAGAAGGAGCCCAAATTGATGTATTTTACGATCCTGGGCTCACTCTTGCTAAAATAATAGCAGTAGTGAGACAGAAGAAAGTAGAACACAAAGATTTAGGATTAGTCATAGTAGACTATCTAAACCAAGTACGCCGCCACAATGTTCCAGGTCGCTCTGGTCAATATGATTGGACAGAGCAGATAGAAATATCTAAGGGAATGAAACAGTTGGCTCAAGAGGTAAATATCTTGTGTTTAAGTGCATTTCAAACCAATCCTAAAGGAGAGGCGAGATTTGCTAGAGGAATATATGATGCAGTAGACGCTGCATATGTAATAGAGCATTGGGGCAAAGAAGAACCAGCAATTAAACTTAATTGTGTAAAGATGAGAAACGGAGATCCATCAGGATTTACAAGTACGATGGATTGGGACTCATTAAAAATTGGACCAACTAGCACACTAGATCCCGAAGAAAGGGATAAGCTAGAAGAAGCTATGAAGAAAAATGAATCAATAGACGATATGTAGGGGCTGTAGCTCAATGGGAGAGCATCTGCCTTGCACGTAGAAGGTTGAGAGTTCGAATCTCTCCAGCTCCACCAAACTAATAAAGGCTCATTAGTTAAGTGGTATATAACACCGCCCTGTCACGGCGGAGTCAGGAGTTCGATTCTCCTATGAGCCGCCAAATTTGAAAGGAAGTAAAATGGAAATGATGAAAATATTAACCAAACTGCTAGTTGTAAAAGGACAGCTTCAAGCAGCTAATGATTATCAAGCTATGCTTATGGATAAACCATTAGCTATTGTTGAAGAAATAATAGAAGAAGTTACAAAAGAAGTGCAAATGCGACAACAGTTTGAGGACGAATGTGGCTAAGGGAAAGAAGCAAATAGTATATTTGATTCCAGAAAGTGAGTCAAGGAATAGCCATACCTATCATTATTCAGTATATAAGACAACAAGAATGATATCGGAACAGAGAAAACTTAGAATGAAAAAATATAATCCGATAAAGGGGAAACACGAATTTTTTATAGAAGCTAAGTTACCTAAACACACGAAGTGAGAAATTGGGTATCAAAGCATGACAAAAACAAGGGCGGAGCTCATAAGTCCAAGAAGGACTATGACCGCAAGGATAGGAGCAAAATGGAAGAAGAATTCGATTATTTGAATTTGGATACACAATTAAACAACTTACAAGTAGCAATACATGTAGTAAGACAGCTTCAACAGAACTGTAATAATGCAAGTCTGTGGACGCAGTATCAAGAAGAAATAGATACATTAAACAAAAAAGTAGAGGAACTTACAAATGACAAGAGTGAAAAAGGACACATTTGAGCAGAGGCTGGAGCGAAGAATGAAAAATTGGAAACAAGAACAGCACGAAAAGAAAGTCTTTGGTGACCCAGAGACAGAAGAAGTTGAATGGAAAATCGTAAAACTAGAAGGTGGTGGATATATGAGAAAGCCTTTTAAGAAGAAACAAGCTACCGTTTATGACGGCTGGCATTGGAATGGACATTTAAACAAATTTGAAAGGTGGAAAGAACATTTAGAGAGTATGAAATCGAAGGCTTTTAAGGAGTGGTATACTCGTGGCGGCTGATAGAGTAAGCAGAGAAACTGCACATATGGTTCCCCTTCCACCACATAGTTGGCAATGGAAGAAAGTAGGTTGGCTTTTAGAACAAGCTAAAATAAAAGAAAATATTGCGAATGTTCCAGAAAATAAACCACTAGAAGAAAGTTTAAGATTACATGGTATGCTAAATCCAATACTATGTATGCCTAATTGGTGGCCGATTGCAGGATCTCAAAGATTGAGGGTTCTAAATGATATGGTTAAAAGACAAGCCACAGTTAATGACTGGGAGGTAAATGTTTGCACATTTGATGCAGAATACTGGTTATTGTGGTATCTCTGGGGTGATGTAGAATTTAGAGACAAAGCGGTAGCAATTACATTTCAAATGTTAGAATTAGTATGGAAATCACGATACTACAAGTTTGAAACCGACCCTGATGGAACAGAAATGACTTATTTCGAGAAACTAGGAGACGAGCTAGAGTGGAAGCATACTGGGAGACTAGCAAAAATGAGAGAAGAAAGCAGAAGGGCGAAACTAGATGAGGACAATCTTCCTATAGGATAGGAAAATAGTTCTTGACAATGCGTTCAAAATTTGATATAATAGAGGGATAATGACAGCAGAAGAATTACTTGCGGAGAAAGGTTTAGATTACCAGCTTAAAGGGCAGGACGCACTTATTAGTTGTCTTAATCCTGAGCATGACGATACGAACCCTAGTTTGAGGGTAGATAAAGTAACAGGTATCATGCATTGTTTCTCCTGCGGTTTTAAAGGTAACCTATTTACATATTGGGGAGCTCCAGCAAGTCCTTTAGAAGTAAGAATACACAGAATTAAAGAAAAAATAGCGGCAACAAGATCACAAACAGTTGGTATTTCTCTCCCGAAAGACCGCATAGAATGGGCAGGCGGTGGCTTCAGAAACATATCTGAAGAAACCTTAAGAATTTGGCAGGCTTTCACATGGAACGCCCCAAAGTTCGAAGGTCGCATCGTCTTCCCCATTCGAGATATAACTGGAAAGACTGTTGCATTGATAGGTAGATTAATAACAGGTATGGGCTCAGAAAAGTATTATATCTATCCACATGGAGTTAAACTTCCATTTTGTCCTGCAAAGGTTAAGCCTATACAAAACAGAGTCATATTGGTTGAGGGAGTATTTGATGCACTCAATCTTTGGGACAAGGGGTTAAAGAATACTGTGTGCTGTTTTGGCACACAACAAATGGATTGGGTTAAATTATCCTTGCTAAAATTGCAAGGAGTGAACGGAGTAGATATTATATTTGATGGAGATGAGGCTGGAAGACGAGCTGCCGAACAGATAAAAGGAGTGGCAGAACAATTAGAAATGTCAGTACAAATAGTAAATCTACCAGAAGGAGGCGACCCAGGCGATCTAGTTTTAGATCAAATAAACAGATTAAAAGAGAAATTATACGCATGAGAATACGAGATAAAGAATATCAATCATTTGGAATAAACGAATTAAAAATGCTATCAGATGATCACCCATCTGATGAAGCTCTGGGCAAGGCTATAAGAGCCATCATACGAGACAAGACATCTAAAGAGATGTATGAATATTATAACGAATTACAAAGGAACGCAACATGAAAATAGCACTAGTAGAAACCAAGCCATCGGCAACTAACTTTAATAAATACTTTGACTTTGATTTCGACAGATTTGCTTTATGTAGTAATAGTCGGATTCAAAAAGTATTGAAAAAAGATGTTGATATAAACATAAATGCAGATGACTATGATTGGTTAGTATTAGTGGGAGCAGAAGCGTTTAAGTATTTTACAAGAAAAAGTTCAGTTACAGAATATAATGGCAAAATTATTGATGAGAAGTTTTTAGCATTAATGAACCCTGCTGTTATAAAGTTCAGACCTGAAGCAAAGAAATCTTTTGAAACAGCAGTAGAAAGTATCACTAAATATATTAGTGGTGAGTTGAAAATCGAAACATTAGATGAGGAAAAATGTTATGGAATCCAAGACAAACAAACAGCACTTAAATTCTTACAGGACGCAATTGATGCTCCAAGACCATACATTGCCCTTGACTCGGAGACCAGCGCTCTTTATGCTAGAGATGGTTATATGCTTGGCTTCAGTATGTCTTATGAGCCTAATCACGGTATATATTGCGACGCTGATATTATAGATGTAGATATAGAAAGTAAAATGCAAGAACTGTTTAGATTAAAAACAGTAGTCTTTCATAATGCTAAATTTGATTTACAATGGTTTGAATATCATTTTGGATTTGTCTTTCCAAAATTTGAAGATACTATGCTTATGCATTATATGTTTGATGAAAACCCAGGCACACATGGATTGAAACAATTAGCTATGAATCATACTGCATATGGAGACTATGAAAAACCATTAGAAGATTGGTCAGAAAAATACAGAAAATCTCACGGTGTATTGAAAGCAGACTTTAGTTATGATTTGATACCTTTTGATATAATGAAGAACTACGCAGCTATGGACGCTGTAGTAACCTTTTTATTATATGAAAAGATGAGAGCCGCGATAGAAAAGAACAATAAACTTTTATGGGTTTATGAAAATATATTACTTGAAGGTTGTAATTTCTTAAAACAAGTAGAAAGTAATGGAGTTCCATTTGACAAGACCAGATTAGACAGAGCATCGGCAATTATGGCGATAGATATTCAGAAAGCAATAGATCAACTTTATGAGTTTCCAGAAATTAGACAATTTGAAAAGGCAAAGGGCTCTGACTTCAATCCGAACAGCACAGTCCAATTACGATCACTTTTATTTGACTATATTGGTCTAACCCCAACGGGTAAAAAGACGGGCACTGGGGCTGATTCCACAGATGCCGAAGTTCTAGGAACTCTTGCCGAGGAACACGAAGTTCCGAAGCTAATCCTTGAAATTAGACAAAAGGTAAAAATAAAGAATACCTACTTAGATAAAATTATCCCTAATTTAGACAGAGATAGTCGGCTAAGAACAGGGTTCAATTTACACGGCACTACTTCTGGGAGATTGAGTTCAAGTGGAAAACTAAATATGCAACAATTACCCCGTGACAATCCTACGGTCAAAGGCTGTATCAAAGCGAGTAAAGGACACAAAATTGTTGCAATGGACTTGACTACGGCGGAAGTGTATGTTGCCGCGGTTTTGTCAAAAGATGAAAACTTGAAAAGAGTATTTAGAAGTGGAGGTAATTTCCATTCCACTATTGCAAAACAAGTGTTTAATCTACCATGTGCAGTAGAAGAAGTTGATACTCTTTATAAAGATCGTAGACAACAAGCAAAGGCGGTTACATTCGGAATAATGTATGGCGCGGGGGCGCAAAAGATTTCATGGCAAGTCTCAAAAGATAGTGGCAAAGAGTTCACAGTCAATGAGGCTTCCAGAGTAATAGATAACTATTTTTCATCATTCAAAAATTTGAAGAAATGGTTAGAAATACAAGAGAGCTCAATTAGAATTAATGGGTTTATCTATAGTATATTTGGTAGGAAACGAAGACTACCTAATGCCCAAAGTAAAAACAAGGGTATATCTTCTCATGAAGTGAGAAGTGGAATTAACTTTCTGGTACAATCAGCCGCGTCTGATATAAACTTAATGGGCGCAGTAGATATGCAAAAGTATATAAACGAACATAGTATGAAAGCGAGGATATTTGCATTAGTGCATGACTCTATACTTGCGGAAGTTCCAGAAGATGAAATAGAACATTATAATATAAAATTAAAAGAATTTATCCAAAAGGAAAGGGGTTGTTCAATAGACGGAGCTCCAGTTGGGTGTGACTTTGAGGTAGGTGATGATTACAGCATGGGAAAATGGGACACGTATTACAGTACACCGCAAACTAACTAGTAAAGGTTATATAGTTTGGTACTGTAGAATAAACGATAAAGACGAAGGTGGCTTCATGACAAAAGATGAAGCTGAAATATATGCATGGCTAAGGATAACAGATGAAAGCAGGAAAAATATGGGGACAAACAGAACTAATACACGCTAACGGAGTATTAGAGTTCCACCGCATTGAGTATATGGCGGGCTATAAATGCTCAGAACATGAACATGAATTTAAATGGAACGGTTTCTATGTAGAGAGTGGTAAAATGATAATTCGTGTTTGGCAGAACGATTACGATTTAGTAGATGAAACATTACTACTTCCAGGCGACTTTACTCAAGTAAAGCCGGGCTGTATTCATCAATTTGAAGGAGTAGAAGATGGAGTAGCATTTGAATTGTATTGGGCTGAATTTAATCACGGAGACATTAAAAGAAGAACTGTAGGCTCATATAGTAGAGAATCTAAGATAGCTGCAGATGTTTCTACAGGAAGAAAGGTAAATATGATATGAAGGATTTATGGAACAGAATTATACACTACAAGTTTCACATTAAATATGTGTTTGGCTTCTTAATAGGCACACTTATATTTCTTGTGTGGACAATGTATGAGTTGCTTTAATGGAATTTATATTAGTGACATTAGTGCTAAAGCACTTCTTGGCGGATTATGTATTTAATCCTGCATACGAACCTACCAATAAACATATTTATGGCTCAAAAGGAAGTTTAGCACATTTAGGAGTACACATGGTATTTTGCTTTTTAGCATTAATACCGTTTTTACCCCTAACTGTAACTATACAAATGATGTTATTTGATGGGTTTGTTCATTATCATGAAGATTGGATAAAAACAAAATACTTATATAAACGTAAAGGACTATCAGATAAATTTAGGAGAGCCATCACAGGAGCGGA